GTGTTACTTGCGCCAGAAGCTAAAGTACCTAGGCTACGTAGAACTTCTTGGTCGATCTCAGCAGTAATCTCTTGTGCAAGAGCTGCCATGATCTCAGCTTCGATGTCAATACCTTGTTGGGCTTGTGCATCTTGAGCTGCTTCGAATGTCCAGCGAGCTGACAACTTACGTGTCTTGGCTTCAACTGTTTGCTTCAAGATTTGGATGCTTAGTTTGTTACCAGCAACACCTTCTTTTGCTGCTGTAGCATCAGCTTTTCCTGGTGCAACACCAGAATAGCCTTCAGCAATCTTGAATGGGCTTAGTGCCTCTTCACCAGCTGTTGTAGATCCACCTGTGCCGTCACTGAATGTATCAGAGTAGCGAACACGTAGTGTGTGGATTTGACCAACTGGGCCAGTCATTGGCTGTACGCCAACTAATTCATTAGCGATGACCGTAGGCATCACACGTCTGATCACTGGAAGGATCACACGATTTAGGGTTGCAACGTTGCCAGCGGATGTAGCTCCAGCTGTGGCGCTCTCTGCCAAATACTTGCGGGTATTCTCTAGAGTAGCTGCCATTACTGAACGCTTGTTACCTTGAAGTCCTTCTAAAAGAGCTTCTTTGGTTTCCGACCAGCGTGACTCGAGTAATTGTGACATTATAGTTCTCCTTAAACTTTTAGTCCCGCAAGCCTGCGGATGTCAAAAATTTCAGCAGTTTTTTCTTCACTGCTAAAAGATTGTGCCTGTTTTTTATCGCCTGTCATTTCTTTGCCTTCTGTTAATGTTTTCTTAGCAGGTGCACCGCCGTTCATTACTGAAGGGATGTACTTGTCGTAAGCTGTGCGTAGTTTGTCTGTTTGAACTGATTCTAGTAATTCTTTCATTACTACACGCTTGTCTCCACTTAATGGGCCGAGCAATTCGCTCATAACTTCTTTGCGGCTCATTGCGTCTTGTGCAATACGTAGTTCTTGTTCACGACTTTCTACTAATTTTTGTGTTTCTGCAACAATCTTTGCTGCTTCTTCAAGTTCTTGCTCTTTTGTAGCAACCACTTTTAGAAGTTTTGCTGTTTCGCTTTTCTCATTGAGATGGCTTGCAGCATATTCGCTAGCGAAGCTTTCAAAAATTCTGCGACCAAAATCATTTCTGCGGGCAGCATCGATATCTTCACGCAACTGTACCATTTCAGATTTTAGTCCTTTAGAGACTGTTTCTTGAATGATAGCTGATGAGCGAGCAATAAAATCTTTCTTAACTTGTTCAAATCTAGCTTTGCTTTCGCGTACTAGTTTAACTTTTGTTTCAGCCAAGTCTTTCTTGTCTGCGTGGAATTCTGCGATTTCTTTCGCTAGTGCGTCCACGATAAAAGATTCTAATTTACCGACATTGTTAGCAACTGCTTTACGGTCTTCGTGTAATTCTGCAAGTTCTTTGCGCAAATTATTCAATACAAATGCTTCCATTGCTGTAGCATCTTCTTTCATTTTTTGTGCATACTTAGCACGGGCTTCGATAAGTCCTTGACGGTCTTCTGCTAGCTCTGATAGCTCTGCCTGTAGGCGGTCTGCTAACATTGCTTCTACAGCTTCAACCATTGCGGATTTGTCGTGCTCGTACTTTTGTGCAAATTCTTCACGTAGCGTGGCAGTGACTTGGTCACGGTTTTCTTGAATTCTGCTTTGCCAAGCGGTTTCAATTTCCGATTTAAGTTCTTCGGAAATCACATTGTTTTCAAACAACTGTTTAACGAAATCTAGCATGTGATTCTCCTACTGTTATTTGAGACCTCTGATGATCTTCACCAGACTCTCTGCTATGTATTTCTGTGCCTTTGGGTCGCCTTTGACTTCTTGTGCTATTCTAAATGCCTGATTTCCACCTAATGTATTCATTAAATGTTCGTATACTGGAGTTGGGTAAGCTCCCGGGGCGCTAGGTTGTGCTACAATATCAACTGTGATAATTTCAAAACCTTGAACATTACCACTGCCATCTACTTCACCGGAACCTCTACTCGATACACCCAACTTTACTCCCGACTCCAACATGGTCTGTACTAATTGACCCATTGGAGTTGGGATGATTTTAAGTTTTCCGTAGCCGTTAGGACCATCCATCCACATCTTGGTAATCATATGACTAACACGATCTAGATTGATTTTTAAATCCTGAGGATGATCTAACTCTCCGCAAACTGAATATCCGCCAGAGATCTGCTCGTTAAGCGTTTTGACAGCCTTGCCAATCTCTTGAGAAGAATAAATTCGCTGATTCTGATTACGGATATCTCCTTGAATGCAGATACCGTTCAGATGCAGCGATTTTTTATCGCCCTCGCCTTCGCTCTCCAAGACAATCTTAGCCTGGTCAAAACTCAATTGTTCACTGAGATTAGTTTTCACCATTGCGTCCTATTATCTACGACCACGGAAAAGACTTGCTTTGTCAACTGAACCGGAAGAACCGCCTGCTCCGCTGAATTTGCCTTCAGCTTCGCCTTTCTTCTCTGCACCATGGCCTGGCTCTTTCTTACTGAAAGCACCACCTGCCTTGCCGCCTGGAACGTTGATGTTGCCTGCGTTATCTTCTTTTGGTGTACCTTTGAATAGGCTTGATCCGCCTAGTTGTCCACCACCTGCACCTGCGTACTTAGGGGCTTCTTCTTTGCCGCCTAAGATATTAGCTGTTGTGCCGCCCATATCGTTCTTACCTGCAACGATTGATTTAGCATTTGTGCTAGAACCTTGACTTAGTTTGCCAGTACCAACCATAGCACCTTCGCCTGCGCCTTTCTTCTCTGCACCATGACCACCTGGAACTTTTTCAACATACTCACGTACAGTTTCTAGATCAAAGTCATCTTTCATTTCATCTGATGCGCCCATTTCGTCGCCCATATCGCCACCTTCATCGCCGCCAAGTGCGTCAAATCGTGATTGTAGTTCGTCTACAATAGCGTCTAAGTCTTGAAATAGTTCTTCTTCGGATTCGCTGCCTAGGTCTTCACCTTCTTCTTCTGGACCAATTTCTCCAGCTAAGTCGTCGCCCATATCGCCGGCAGGACCGCCTGTTTCGTCATCGCCTTCATAGGCAATGTCTTCAAATTCTTCGTCAACTTTTTCTTCTTCAGCATCTTCATCTTCTGCTGCTTCGTCAACTTCTTCTTCCTCTTCTTCGTCATCCATTTCGGCTTCGATGAGGTTTTCGTAAATTTCGCGAGATTTTCCAACTACGTATTCGTGGAATAATTCTTCTGCTTTTGCTTGATCGTCGTTGACCAAGCGTTCGAGCATCTGCTCAAGTAATGATTTATCTGCCATGTTGTATTCTCCTTCAAGATGGTTAGGCTGTGCGTTTATTTAACACTATGATTACAATCTGGGGTTAAATGGTAGTTTTTTGAACGTTTTCTACTGTATAAGTACAGTCCGAAAATTTTTTACTAAATTCTTCGTAGGTAATGTGTTTGAGATTTTTTAACTGTATTCCCAATTGATCTGGAATAAAATCTCCAGAATTTATTACTCTGTGATATTGTATGTTTCTAAAATCTCTAATTGTTCTTTCGGTTTGACTCAGCCAGTTTCCATGAAAAGTTGCTGCATCGTTGCTTTTTTTGTAATTGTAGGTATCTGCGTATACGTTGTTAAACTTACCTTGCACACCCTGATAATCAAATCCAAAAATGTATATGTCTCTGTGTCCTTGTTCCGATGCGAACCACAATGCTGTAGGTCCCGAACTCCATCCTTTGTGTGGATTAAACATATTTAGGTTATGTTTATTGCTGATTCCTTTGTTGGGATTAGTCCATACAGAATGTGTTTTGTGATAGCCGGAAGCTACGATTTCGTTGATCATTTTAACATCTACTGCTATCAAATGATGCGGTTCAAACTCTCTATAGATAGCATTGCAGGCATAGACTATGCCTTTATCTAGTAGGTTTTTATGATTTAGTTTTAGTCTGCTTGTACCGTTGCCCAATACAAATGCAACATTATTCTGCTGGTTGCTCTGCTTCACCGGCTGGCGCTCCATACATCTGTCTAACAAATTCTAATTCAGAATCACGCTCATATTCATGAGCTTCTGCTTGCATACGCAGTCTGTTAATTTGTCTTAGTGTAAGGCGAGTTTTTCTAGTATCGCTTCTTTTAAGAACTGAACTGTCTTTGTTATTTTCATAGCGACGATCAACTGCAAAGTCGTTATTGTTGTCGTTAAAATAAAGGAATTCTAATAGGAGCATACGATATTTATCATTGAACCGGTTGTTCAGCAGGTGCCGCTTCACCTTCTACACCTGTGTCTGCTGGTGCTTCTTCAGGTGCTTCTTCAGCTTGCGCCGCTAGATCTGTTTGAGCTCCGCTTGGAGTAATCCCTACTGAACGCATTTGGCCGCCTGCATCTAATGCTGGTTTTAAGTTTCCGCCTTGTTCTTCTCTCCACAGCTTTTCGTTTTCTGTAATCTCTTCTTGTGTCATGCCTAAGAAGCGTTTCATAGCAAATCGTTTGCTAAGGTGAGGAATTTCTTGTAGCTGTGCAAATGTAGCTGCACGGGCTGTATCTAGTTCACTTTGGCGATAGGCTGCAAAGTTCTGTGGTGGATTAAACTTTAATTCAAATAGACTTGGATCAATGTTTACTCCGTTATTTTCCAACCACATTTTAAATTCTAAGTCAAATGTTTCAATAATCATTGACTGTAGACGTTCGCAATATTTGTTAAAACGCAGTTCTTGAATGTAGGCCGTTCCTACTTTTCCATCAGCTACTGTGTTTGAAGCTTCTTCAACACCTGTAGGCAAGTAAGCACTTGGAATTCTTAGGGCACGGAACAGTTTATTGGTAAAAAAACGTAAATCTGTAATTTCGCCAAGGTTAGTACCGCCTGCAAGGGTGTCAACTTTTGATCCACGACCTTCTGCTGTCTGTGGAAAGAAATAGTCTTCTGAAGCACTTAGAGGATTGTAGCTGGCATCGATAACATTGTTGCCGCCACCTGTTGATGATGGTATGCGTCTTTGTTGGATTTCGTTTTTAACACGTTCAACAAAGCTCATGGCCATGTGTGCTGGCATATTTCCAACATCAATATAGAATATGCGTCTTTCAGGAGCACGTTGTACACGATAGATAATGATAGCATCTTCAAGCAGTTCTTTCTGCTTGTAGACTTTAAACACTGATTCTAATAGACTATTACCAAAAGGATAGTTAGTATCAATACCTTCTGATAAACTAATATGCACCACATTCTTTGCGTCAACAGTAACTTCGTTTGTTTGGTTGTGAAAACGTGTGCCCGGAGGTTGACTAGCGGAACCTACCATACCACGACCTTGACTTCCGCCACTGGTATATGAACTAGTACCACTAGGTGCAGTATTTGTAGTTCCGTGAGGAGTAACTGCAATTAAATCTTTAAAGTTAAAATTAATGTCTCTAACAACATATTGCTCGGGAATTTTACCTTCGCTTTCGTTTACAATAATTTTTGATACTTTGGCTGCATCAACAAACAACCATTTTTTAGTTTCAGGATCACGTATAAAAAATACATCTCCATACTTAAAAGCATTTCTAACTATGCGGAAAATTCTAGTTTCAAATTGTTGTTGTTTGGTCCATTTTTGTAGACTTTCTTTGATCAGTTTAACTTCAGTTGAAGTAGGTTGGCCACGAAAGAATGTTTGAAATGGAGTTGCATTTTCTTTGTCTTTTTGAGTGCAGAACTCAGCAAGAATGTCTAGGGCAGCATTAACTTCTGAATCCATATCCATGGTATCGTAC